TTTTTGTTAATTTTATATTTTCTTCCGCCATTATCTAACTACTTTAAAATGGTAATTATCATCATAAATTTGAGTACCATCATTATTTATATGTTTAAATAATATACGGTAGTATCTTTCTGGTTGTAAACCATTCATATATAGATTAAAATACATTCCATCATTATTTGCACTTAATTTAGTGTTATAATTATCAAATGGAATTACTACTTCTTCTGTGTGAGCATCTCTGATACTATAATATGATGATGTTGTAAAATATCCAGAATTTAAATAATTAGATGATGAAGTAAATTGACGTGTGGGATATTTGTCTCTTACATGTAGTTTAATTTTAGCTACATCATTTTTATTATATTCTCTTTTATTATTATATAAAGATACACTTAAATCACCTTCTAATTTAGCAGATGATTGTTTTTCATGTATACTATCATCCCATTTAAAAGTTAATTTTGGTGGATAAATTGTATGGGTATCAACTGAAAAATATTGTAAAGTACCATTACTGCTTGATACATTTTCCTCAATAGTGTCAGAATTTTTTAATATAAATCCATAATTAGGAATACCTGTGGGGTATGTTTGGGATGCATTTATACTTGCACTAAATTTTTGTACTATATTAGTAACATCTACATTTAAGTCTAATGAATCCGCATTTGAGAATGTTTGGGTTCCTTTGAATAAACTACCTGTGTACCATTCTCCCCCTCCTTTTGTAATAGAAACTGTGGTACTTATAGATCCTGTAGATCCTACTCCAAAACTTGAAGTTAACCATTTAGTTTTAGAAGAATCATTATCTTTATATAACCAAGATGATCCATTTGATGATATAGGTAGATTTGAATATTTACCTGTTCCTTCATTCCATGATGAGGATAAAGGAAATACTTCTACTGACTGTTCAGCTGATAGATTTTTATGTTCTGTTGAAAATAATTCTAAACTAGAGGTAAAATTATTAGATTTAGCAATAGCTAATTGAATGTCAGAATTAGAAAATTGTAATAATATTCTTGAAGGGTAATATAATGAATTATTATTCCCCTTTTCTTTTACAAGTTCAAGAATTTCATCATTACCCGCATTCATAGTACTCCTATTAGGGTGACTATATAATGTGGTGTCTTTTTCGGGAAATATAGAGTAATATGCCATTTTAGTATGTTGTTACGCGTCCATTAATATCTTGATTTGGGTATTTTAATTCAAAAATACTTGGATCCATTGAAGGATATATAACACCTTTTCTTGTAGCTCCTACAAAATCGTATTTATATTGTGAGTACCCCAAAGAAAGGCCATTTTTATTTTCTAATGTTACTTTTTCAACTGTTTGTACACCAGTAATGCCCGCTAATAAATTAGATATCTCAGATATAATAATAGGTTGATTAACTTGCCATTTATCTATTAAAAAATAATCTTTTAATTCAGATATACAATCTAATATAACGTTTTCATTATTATAATTTTTAAATGCAGTAATTTCAAAATCTAATTTAAAATTAATTACAAATGCATCTTTAATATTAATAGCATCTGTTAACATTCTATATTGTTCTAAATATGTTGCTAAATTTGTTTTAGTTGCTGTGTTTAAAGTTGATAGGTTTTTATTTTGGTTATATCCTAAAGTATATAAATTTAATGCTAGTGGATTAGGTATATTGTTAGATTCTGTTAATAATATAGATGTTTGGTCATCTTGTGTTATGTAAGCTTTAGCTATTCTACCAAATTTAGAAGGTAAAGATAATGTTCTTATAATATAATCATCTTTTGTAACTGTTCTTTGTTGGGCAGAAAAATTAGCCATTGCATTTAGTCTAATATCTTCTATAGAATCCCCTGCTCCTCCTCCTGTTGCGGGTTCGGGATTATTAGATGCTACAGATGATTTTACATAATTTAATAAATTATTATTTAGATTAGGTTTATTGACAGAAATTAAAGTGTCAATTTCATTAATTGTATTAGACTGAACATTAGATTCTAAACCACCCCCCACAATATATGTTATAGTTAAAGTTGTATTAGCAGGTGCTTGACCATAAGTTTTTGTAAATAAGAAATTAGAAGGGTCATATGCTTTATCTAATGCTGATCTCCCATCATTTATCCCTAAACCTATATTGTCTGGATTAGGAATAATTTCTTCATCTGCTTTGTCGCTTGTACCAGCGCCAAATTGGATTTCTAATTGATTATTAGTTTTAAATCTTGTAATAAATCGTCTAGTTGATTTTTTTAGTTTTAAAAGAAATGGTGTTTGATTATTATATTGTTTTAATACAGGATCATTTGCTCCTGTGTTTTCAATTTCTTCAAAAATTGTATCTTGTGCTAAATATGGAACTTCAGACCAATTATTACCCTCACTATCTACTACTGATTCAATTGATATAATATTATTATCAAATAATTCTAGTGTTTTAAATTTTTCAGCAGATCCTATGGTAAATGTTTGTGATTTAGTTTCACCCGAAATTGCTTTAGCTGATTTTTTTAATAAATAATATGCAGGATTATTATCACTATCATAAGAATATACAGAAATATTAGTAGGGTCTAAACCAGTTCCGTCATTTGAAGAAGATACATTAAAATTAACTTGATTATTTAAATAAAATTTAGGACCCTCAGTTGAATTAAAAACTGAATTAGGTGAAATTTTTAAAGCATAATCAAAATCAGGTACATAATTATTTACTCCTATTTCTTTTGAAGGGACTAACTGAAATATTTCTAAATTAACATTAGAAGCGGCTGTTACTCTGGGGGTATAACCCATAGCATATGCCATATTATATAAGTTTTCTTTTTCTTGAGCTAAAGTTAAAAATGATTCACGTAATTGAGTATCAGTATAAAATGATAAAACATCACCAACATAAGCAGCCATTTCAAGAAACATCATTCCTGGGTTACCTTCGCTAAAATCATTAAAATTATCAGGGAAATATACTTCCGCAAATTCCATTAATTGATTTTTATAAGAATTAAAATCCTTATTAAGATATTTTACATCTTTATCTTGTGTTTTATTTGATACTTTACTATAGGCCATTTTTATATATTATTAACCATTTCCACGAGGGAAGTATGATGAGTTAAAGTTTAATTGAATGGTATCTGATGATCCATCTAAATTAAAACTATATGATATTACTATAAATAACTTATATTCATCTTCTATAGAATTTACATCTACACTCGATAAAGATATTGTAGGTATGTAAAATTCTATTTGAGTGTTGATTTTTTCTTTTAAAATTTCTACATCTAAATTAGGTTCAAATAATAGATTTTTTAATCCTACACCAAAATTTGGTTCATTTACACGTTCACCAGGTTCAGTTAATAATAAATTAATTAAATTACTTTTAACTTGTTCTTTAAGTGTTTGTGTGCCTTTAAACATATTAACGTTATCCAGAGGAAAGGCAACCCCAATAGTGACATTTTTATTAATGTCTAATGGACTTATTCTTCTATTTCCGTTAACATATGCCATTAGGGTCTACTATTTTTCTTTTTATCTATAGCTCTCATTAATTCACGATAATCTCTATTTACTACATTAGCTACTGCATTAGGTATTGGTGCCTCTGGTGTTAATGTTGATTCAAGATTAGTATTACCTTGAGCTGTTTCATTTAATAAATCATTTAATGCCCCATTAGATGTAAAACTTTGAGCTATAGGCTTACCCATGATTTTTTCTTTTAAAGAAGTTTGTACATTTTGGGGTACTGGTGTACGTTGTATTTGTTGTTCTACAATTGTAGGTTTTAATTCATCACGTAAGTCTTCCTTAAGTGTTTTAATTTCACGTCGAAGAGCATAATCTATTTCTTCTCTTACGACTTTTCTAAATAAATTTTCAAAAGCGCTTGCCTTCATAATAATTGTGTTTATTAATAAATATAATTAAATTAAGCAATTCGATAACGAATTACTTGGAAATTTGCATTTCGTATTCTTTCTATAGTTCCTGGTAATAAATCATCTTCTATAAGAGTAATATCAGCTTCATCAGGAGCATTATTTATAGCATCAGCATAATCTTCATCTTCTATAGAATCTCCTTCTACATCACACATTAAAATATAGTTTAAATAAAAAGATTCAATTAATGATATTACAGTTGTGATAGTTGTTTTTATAATAGTTATAACTCCTAAAGCTAAAGTTACTATCCCCATAGGTATTAAAGCTTTTTTTGTTATTTTATCTACTTTTTTCTTAAAAACTTTTATTGAATTTTTTATTTCTTCAGCTTTAGCATTAGATTTATCTATTTGATCTTTTAATTTAAGTCCAGCATCAACATCAGCTGCTGGTCCTTTTAAAAAATATAAACCTATTTGAGCGGTTGTAGCTATAGTTTGTAATACAGGTACTAATGCATTTAAAACCACAAAAATTCCTTCAATAATAAGAATTATTTCTCCTATTTTTAATAATTGTTCTTGTAGTTTTTTAAGTTTTTCATTTGATTGATCAAGTATAAATTGTAATTTAACAGATTTAGATTTTAATTTATCATATATAGAATCAATACGATTTCTTACTTCTATACTACAAACTAATTCAGGACCTTTGGATGATATTTCATCCATCATCATTTGTTTAACTGATTCTTTAGTGGGAATTTTTTGTTCAATTTCAGCTATTTTTTTATTAGCTTCTGCTTTTATTTTTGGAGCTACAGTGTCTAAGATCCTATTACTTTGTTGAATTAATGTTACTATGGCTCTTGACATATTATATTGTTTTTACTTGTTTACTTAAATTTTCTTTAAATTTATTTTTTAAAACATTTAATTTACTTATACGTCTTTCAATAGGAGCTATATTAGCCGCATTAGGAGTTGTAGGACCTGAAGGGGGAGCTATATATGAAATTTCACTTCCTATCATATCTAATATATCTTCTAAAAGATCTAATAAACCTTCAGTTAAATCATCTCCTACCATCCATTCTTGCATTTTATGACCTAAAATAACAGGTTCAGTAGGTAAATCACCTTCTTTTAAACCTAAGTAAATATTAGGAGAATTTACTACAAATTTACTATCTTGTTTATCACTTGTATCAAAATTAAAACTACCATTTGTACTAAAACCAATAGCTTTATCTGAAAATAATAAAATAGAGTCGTCTTTAGCATTAAATATTAGACGGTCTGAATCTATTATTACTTGTTTTCCTTGATATATGTTAGGGGTATCTGGTATATAACTCATTACATTGTTAATTTAGCTACTTTTTCATGATTATTATACTTTTCTTTACTTAAATCTATCCCACTTGGGATTCTTTGGTCAATATTATTAGATGGAATTCCTAATTCTTTACAATATTTACGAACATCAAACCAAGGACAACTTTTAGCTGCAATTTGGTTGTGGCCCACTATTTGAATGTTAGGATATCTAATTTGGTATAATTTAACTAATTCATTTAAACTATTAGCTTGTTTTTTAGACATATTAAATATACCTGCCCCTCCTATCCAACTTATATTAAGAGTATTATTATTTCCTATATCTGTACTTTTATTAAGACCATTTAATGGTTGACCTACACCATATGATTTTTCATTGTCAGGGTATATTTTAACACAATCGCCATTTTGATCTATAGTTATATGATACCCATGTTTCCTCCATCCATTATTATTGTCAGCTGATTGCATAAAATAATATGCTACGTCTAAATGAGTGGCATTTGTAGCCATGGCTGTGGT